CTAACGAAAGTCAATTTGATGGCGACAAGCCCAACGCAGTTAAGCCTTAAGAAGTTAAGAGCAGATGGATACCTAGTAGCAATCACAGAACGATGGAACGCTTTCGCTAAAATAAGACAGGATATGTTTGGCTTCATAGATTTACTTGCAATCAAAGAAGGTGAAATACTTGCAGTTCAAACTACTTCTGCTAGCAATATGTCAGCAAGGGCTAATAAAATTGCAGATAGTGAATATGTAGGAACAGTTCGTAAAAGTGGTATAAAAATACATATTCATGGGTGGGTTAAGAATGGTAGAAAATGGGAATGTAAAGTGATGGATGTTTCATGAGACCGCATCAAAGACAATACGAAGTTCATGGTAAATCAGTTAATCTAGAAAAGTTTAGAATTAATATTTTAGAAGTGATTGATGATAACTCATTAACTATCCCACAAATTTCTAATGCACTTAAAACTGAATCAAAAAAATTGCAAGGTGTCTTATATAATATGCACGCATTAGGATTGGTAAACGTAAACAAAGAAGGTAGATTTCATACTTTTTCAAAAGTTAAAGTTCCTATGCTACAGGACATATACCACCCAATGCCAGATTTTAGTAATAGGATTAAAAGTATTTATATTCATTCAAGCGAGGAATAAATGCACATAGATAGGTTAAAACAAATACTTGATGATTGGTCTAGATGGATGCACACACCTAATACCAAGCTAGGCTATCCAAGTAAGTCATTGGGTATGATTAGTGGAGGAGAGTCTACAAGTGATGCGTTTGAAGAGATGCTATCAGAAATGGATATGACTAATGTTAGAACGATAGATGCTTGTATATCAAGCCTTGAAACAGACCAAAAAGATGCTATTTATGCTAGATACCTCAAAACTTCTAAATATGATGATTACGAGGTTCAATTATCACTCGCTTTTGATAACTTATTAACTATGGCTTCTAGGCGTATTGTCGCTTGACAGATATATATGTTTTATGCTATAATTCGGTTGTTGGGATAGTCTCGCCCATAATCTCCGTAATGCCTTAAGCCCTTGTAAAGAAAAGGGCTTTTTTTTGGATAAAATATGAAAAAACCTACAACAAAAGCTGGTAAAATTGCAAAAGTAGAAAAAGTTATGTCAGAATATGGCAAAGGCAAATTAAACATAGGAAAATCACCTAAAAAGGTGACTTCCCAAAAACAAGCGGTAGCTATTGCTTTATCTATGAGTGGTCAAGCTAAAAAACGCAAGTAAGTGTTTCAGCAAAAATCCTATTACTTTAAACAGGATTGTCAGCAATCCCATAACGATAACAGCTATAAAGAACCCCATAAATAGTTTTTCTAGGTCTTTTTCATCCATTGTTAGCTTTCAATTGTTTTTGAATAAGTAATTCAGCTTCTTTTTTAGTATTTAGAAAATAATAGTTTTTAATTGTAGATTGATTATACATAATTATATCATTTAAAAAGCTAGATAGTCTTTTACTGTTAAAGTTAGCAATAGTTCTATTTTTAAAGTCTATAACATACATTTTAGTCTCCTATTGGTTCAAATTTAGGGCAAGTATAGTCTTCGTCATAATCAATAGCGTTTTTAATAGAATATTCAATAAGATTATAAAGTTCCTCGCCATATTCAGTATTGCGAGTGCCATCTTCATTATCTGGGTCATGTTCAATACATTTTTTAGCAATTCCAAAATGGTCTACAATGCTAAAGTAAACCTCTTGGGTAATAGTGCATACTTGGTCTAAATCTAAAATATCTGTAGTCATTTTATAGTATCCTCGTGAAATTTAATAAATAAATCAGTTAAGTTTTGAATATGACCTAGTAAGTCATCGGCTTCACAATGCTCAAATGGTTCCCATATAGAGACATCATCAGGAATAACATTCTCACATAGTGAGTCATGAAACTGACTATGAGTGTTATCCCCTAAGTCAGAGACATAGAAGTCAATAGCATAATTGCTAGCAAGTTTGCATAAGTTCATCTTTTTGCCTCCTCGTGCATAAATTTCATTCTTCTGTCGATTTCATCTAACTCTTCATTGGTATTGATAAGTTCTAGTAAGTGTTCTGCAAGTTCTAAACGCCCTTGATAAATACCCTCTGAGCCGTCTGTTAAGGAACCTTCTAGGGCTTCATTAGCGTCATCAATAGCACCTTGCAATTGCATAGCAATAACGTTTATAAGTCTTTTCTGTTGAAGCATAATTAATTCACTCATCATTAACCTTTCTGTCAAACTTTGACTCAAGCCAATTAAGTTTATATTCATCTAGCAAAGAGTTAGCTAGTTCACTTGCTTCACTTGCAAAGGTTGAGGCGTATTGATTAAGAAATCCTTGCCAATCCTCATTGGATAACTCATTTTGAGGGTCTATGTCTTCTTTGTCAATATATTGGAATAATGTATCCGATAATAAATCATCTATTGTTTGCATAATTAACTCCTAATTTTTAAAAGGTTGATTTCGTCTGTGATTTCACCTAGTTGACATTTCATGTCATCTAAATAAGCGTTTAAAGTAAGATAACCGCTAGGCGTATCACCCTTATAGACAACATCTTCTAAAACTATGTCTATAGCGTGTAATTTTTCTGTTATATAGTCTAAGTCCGATTGCATGGTAAAGCCTCCTTATAGTGCGTTAAAATGCGTTTAAATGGTATTGCTAACTAATTAAAACACTTTCTAATTCTTTTTTGTAATAACTTGCTATTCTTAATTATGTTAAGGGCTATTGAATCAGTAATAAAGCATTGATTCTCACTGTCATACTTAACACCCTGCTTAATGAATTGATTATGTAATTGCTTCATTAAATGCGGACTATTAATACATCGCATTTCATGTTTAATCTCAGAGTCCCAAAAATAAGCAAGTCCCAAATACTTATTGTTATTTATATTCTTTTTGTCAATGCTATAAAGCATGGTAATAGTTTCAAAGTTAGTGCTATTTAAGTTTATTGAATAGGTCATTGTCAAGTCTCCTTAAAATAAGAATAGTAAAAGAACCCATGAATATAGGCTTATAAGACCTATAAAAGCATAGACAAAGTGCATAAGTAAGTTATTCATTGTTTAATCTCCTTAATGTAAAGATTGATATATAAAGTCATAATTGTCAAGCATGAATAGATTATCTGATTCAAATTTACTGACAAGGTATTCTAAAATATAATCCGATAGAATGTCATCTTTATTTGATAAAGCCTCTGAAAAGCTATAATGAGATATAAAACCGCTTCTAGAAGTAGTTCTATCCTCTAAATACTCTATGAAGTCTTTATCACGTTTAAATGTCATCATTAATAGGGAATTGTCTCTATCTGATATATTGCAATTGATAACATCTGTTGAATAGTTATAAAATTGAGGGCTTACAAGTAATAAGTCTTTAAATTCAATGTCAAGGTCATAGTTATCTTTAATCCATGACTTAAACTCATTGGTAAAGACTTCTATATAATCCTTATGAATAGTTTTATAGTCTATGTTATCGGCTATAAGGTTATAGTCATAGAATCCGTTATCATCTGAATAATAAGAATCTATTGCAAAGTCAATGTTATCTGAATGAATAGAGTCATAAAAACCATTGAATCTGATATTAGTATTAATCATTGTAAACTCTCCTTTTTGATGTAATTGTCAATTTGTTTGATAATGCTGTCATATTGCTTTAATGATATAGATTGAGGTAAACATAAAGTCAAGCCCTTGTCAATCTGTTGTTTAATCTCTTTAAGTTCTGTTATGGATAGTTTCATAATGTTATCTCCTGTTAGTGTATAAGTAATAATACATAAGTTTATAATGTTGTCAAGTATTCTTTAAACAATCTTTTAGCGTCTCTTATAGAGTAAAAGTAATATGTTTGATGTATATATTGATTATCTTTTATATCAGATAGTGTAATAGAACCATTGTAATTCTTTGTTATAGACATGATATTATCTCCTGTTATATTGTCAAGTTTGATTAAAGCGTAGTTATAAAAGGGAATCATTATAAATTCCCCCTATAACGTATGTATATTAGTTAAGATTAGTTAAGATATAAACACCTTGTTTAATCTTCTTTTCTGTCTCTTTGGTATTCTCTCCAAGGAATGAAGACCTATATTTGCTAGTTGTCCTTGAATAATTCCAATAGTATTCATCAAGGTAAGTTTTGCCGTCTTCAATCTTAACTATAATTGAGTTATAAGACTGAAAGTAAGTAGCTTTATCTCCATTAATGACAAATTGATTAGCTATCTTGTTATTAGTTTTAGTGCTATACATATTAGAAACTCTCATATTGTAATCTCCTTAAGTTATGGTTAGTAGATTCTAACCCTTAAACCTACTCTTTGGAATAGGCTTAAAGATTACTCTAGATATTGTATTGATTAATGTCAAGCCTTTTATTTATATTGCAATTGTCTTTTATATCAGATAAGGCTAATTGAGTTCTAGCAATATAATCTTTGTCTTCATTAAAATAGCTAGGGTTATTCTTCTTTATATACTCTAAAGTCTCAATAGCTACCTGTAAAGCATTTTGATAATTCATCATAGTTAAGTCTCCTGTTTGTTTGTCAATTACTACAATAGCTATATTAAACTCATATTTTAGATTGTCAAGTATTATTATTGTAAAAGATTGTAATTAATTGTTAATGAATTGTTAATGACTATTAAGTCAAGTATATATATAAGGAATACATAGTAATGAATGATATAGATAATAACCCTGTTGACAATGCGGTCAATAATATGGTAGAGGATAGCAAAGCCTTAACGCCTGTAGAATCTTTACCTATTGACACGATAGAGACAGAGGAAGACAAAACAGGAAGAGGAAGACCCCCACACCTTCCAAATGCGGACACCCGAATTAAGGTTTACACTTTATCTACAGTAGGCACACGCCATGAAGATATAGCTTCCGTATTAAACATATCACATGATACGCTTGTCAAGTATTATAAAGAAGAGCTTGACAAAGGTCGTATTGAGGCTAACGCTTCTGTAGCAGAGACTTTGTTCAAACAAGCTAAAGAAGGCAACACAACTGCTATGATATTCTGGTTGAAGTCTAGAGCTAAATGGAAAGAAACATCACAACATGAGATTAGTGGTAATCCAGATGGTACGCCTGTTGAAGTAAAGATTATTACAGGAATATAAGATCCCCCCACCCCTTTTTTTGAAAAATCGAAAACCTCTCTGCGTAGGAAACGTCATTAGGGTAAATTTTACATAGGATATATTATGGCAGGATTATTAGACTACATCACAAATTCAATGTCAGGTGGACAAATGTCACCAGAAGAATTACAAGCATCCATATATGCTAAACGTGCTGCGTCATCAGCAGGTGGTTTAAATGCTACACGAGGCGAGGCAACACCTGCAGACCTTATGCGTATCATGGCTAGTATGAAAGGTAGTGCTCCACAACAACAAGGCAATCTATCAGAAATGGAAGCATTGCGTTTACAAGAGGCACAAAGAAAAGCAGCCACAAATATGCCAAGTAATGTACCTAATCTACAAACACTACAAATGGAAAGTCTAAAGAACTCACTACCGTATTCTTTATACAGACCTTCTGGTCCTTATCAATCACCACAAAACACTATGCAAAACATTGTTCCAGAATTAGGTGGTATGTCTGCACGCAACACGCAACCCCCTATGGATATGAATATGCTATTAAGATTGCTAGGTAGATAATATGGAACACAAAAAAACTGCGTCTGTATTTGCACTCATGTGCCTACACGCTGTCACTAATAATCATATTAACCATTGGCGTACTAAATCATTTTCTATACACTCTGCATTAGGTGAGTTTTATACAGGACTTCAAGAACGTATAGATGACTTTGTAGAAGCATATATGGGCAAGTATGGTCAATTAGAAGATTACCCAGAATTTTATTCATTACCTAATAAAAACGAATTAGCAGAATTAGAAGAATTATCATCCGTAGTAAAAGAACTTCGTGCTAAACTGCCACAAGATTCAGAATTGCAAAACCTAGTAGATGAGATTGCAGACTTAATAGATTCAACTATTTATAAGGTAAAATACTTAAAATGAAAAATGGATTATACGCAAACATACACGCTAAACAAAAAAGGATAGCTGCAGGTTCTGATGAGAAGATGCGTAAGGTAGGAACTAAAGGTGCTCCTACTGCTAAAGCATTTAAACAATCAGCAAAGACAGCTAAAAAGAAATGAGTGCTGCTTGGC